AAAAATTAAAAGGAAATGAAATGGTAAAAGATCAAATTCACGAAGAAAATTATTCAATTTATAATTCGGATTGTATGTATGTATTACCAACATTAGAAGATGAAAGTATAGATCTATCTGTATATTCTCCTCCTTTTGCTGGATTGTATAATTATTCAAGTTCTGAAAATGACTTTTCTAATTGTGAAACAAAAGAGCAATTTCTAGAACAATATGAATTTTTAATTGAACAAATAGCAAGAGTTACAAAAAAAGGAAGAATTACAGCCGTTCACTGTACAGATGTATTTGATAATACTTGTAGATTGTGGGATTTCCCAAACGAGATAATAAGATTGCACACTAAATACGGCTTTGAATATCGTAACCGAGTAACAATTTGGAAAGAGCCACTAAAAGTAAGAATGCGTACAATGGTTCAATCATTAATGCACAAATTCATAGTAGAAGATTCCACAAAATGCTTTACTGCGATGCCTGATTACATGCTAATTTTTACAAAAAAAGGCGAAAATGAAGTACCTGTAACTCATCCATTTGGAATAAATGATTATGCTGGTGAAGTTCCTATACTTCCAAATATTTTAAGAGCTTATAATAATGCAAACGATACAACTTTTAATGAGCGTGAATTATGGGAACACTTGAACGATATAAATGAAGAAGGAAACATTACTAAATTAAACCACTATATATGGCAACGTTATGCTAGTTCTGTTTGGGATGATATTAGAATAGATAATATTTTACCTTATCGAGATTCTAAAGAAGAAGATGACGAAAAGCACGTTCACCCACTTCAATTAGATGTAATTGATAGAATAGTAGAATTGTATTCAAATCCTAATGAAGTTGTTTTAACTCCATTTATGGGTGTAGGTTCGGAAGTTTTTTCTCCTGTATCTATGGGAAGAAAAGCGATAGGTATAGAATTGAAAGACAGTTATTTTAAACAAGCTAAATTAAATTTAATTGAAGCTAGTAAACGGTTTAAAGCAAAAGTAGAACAGCAGGAATTATTCTAGCGAATAAAGAACTTAAACAAATATTAGCGTTGGTTTTAAATAATCAACGTTTAACTATTGGCGTTCCTAATAAATACCATAAACACAATAAATATTATTGTTTTTTTAATGGAGTTATGTAAATGACTAAGCAACAAACAAAACAAAATTTTATATTCAATTTAATGTATCAAATACTAGAAAATCAAACAAATGCAGTGAATGGACTATTAACAAATGAAGCTCATAAGAAATCTAATAAATTAATGAGTGATTGTTTGGCGTTTATTGATGTAGATAAAAAAAAAGTAAAAACAGAAACTAATAAAAACCGAGAAGAATTTAACGAAATATTTAATTATTGGAATGAAAGCAAAGAATGGCAATATCATAAATGTATTACAAGTCATAAATCTGCAATGAGTAAACAATTAAAGTCTTTTTCAGCAAAAGAAATAATTGAGTCAATAAATAATTATATAAATATAGTAGAAGATGAAAAGTGCTATTTTAGTCACAAGTGGACTTTGACAGATTTTTTAAATCGTGGATTTATGAATTTTTTAGATACTGCAAAACCTTTTGAGAATTATAACAGGAGTTTTAAAAATGGATCAAGAACAAATAAGCAAACAACTATCAGTGATGAAAAACGGGAATCAATTACAGCCAACTTTAAATAAAGAATATGGATGTATTGATACAGGTTTTGAAATATCAATTTACAGGCATGGTGAGTTATTGGAAGACTCTAAAGATTACGCTAATGAAATAATTGATTTGCTTACTATTGATTTAAATATGTCGGGTAATGTAGTAAATAGAATGATTAAGAGAATGGTAAAAAAAGGATGGACGCAAAAAAGGTTTAAAGATGCAGTCGATTATGTAGAAGAAAATTGCACATTTTACCCGCCGAAACCGAGCGAGTTTGAAAGCTATGACAAAAAAGTTAGATTTAATACATATCAAGAAATATGCGACAAAATTAGTTTTTATGTGCCTATTTATTCAAAAGGGAATAATGAGCCTGTATATGTAACTAAGCAAGAAAATGAACTATATAAATTCCCCGATTGGAATGAAAAATATAGGAAAGTAAAAAAATTAACTAATGAGAAACAAATAGAATTGTGTATTAAGCAAGATGAGAAACACAAAGAAAGAGTGAGTAAAAGTATATAGTGTGATATGAATCACAAATCTATATGGATAGTTTCGTATATTCTATTAAATAAAACAAGCGGAGATATTTAAAATGAATTTCAAAAAGCACAGAGAAATAAGCCGTCAGACTTGGCATACAAACGATACAAGTTGGGAGCAAAGATTGCAACATGCGTGTCTAGGCTTAATTGATGAAACTGGTGAGTTATCATCTTGTTTAAAAAAACAAATAGGATATAATCAAAAAATAGATTTAGTGAATATGAAAGAGGAACTAGGCGACAAAATATACTTTCTTCATAGATTACTAGATGAATCTGAATTTACAGAAAAAGGTAAAAACCCGCATATTTCTTTAGATTACTTACTAAGAGAAATAAATCCATTTGTAAGAACACCTTTTGAGTCAATCTGTCAACTATCTTATGATATGTCTGTTTTAGTCGTTCAAGTGTCCTACAGATTAAGAGATTCAGACCTTCCAAAACCTGAAATACTGGTAGAAAATTCCGATGTAATTAGAGTATTAACTTCAATAATACAGTTAATTGGACATTATGAGTTTACATTGTCAGATGTATTAGAATCTAATATAAATAAATTAAAGGCTAGATACGGGAAAAAGATGAAGTTTAGCGAAGAAAAAGCTATTAATAGAGATATTGCAAAAGAAAGAAAGTCTTTATCTTAATTTATAAGCTTATTATGTGATTTTTGCATCTTTAGAAAACGATTATTGACTACTAACCAGCTCATTTTAAACAATCTTTGAAATAGTATTGACTTTTTCTGAATCCTTTGTATATTAGTATTAATTAAACAAACGGAATAAAAAAATGACAAACTTTAGCGAATTAAGAAACTTATTAGGAAACACAAAAGATGAAACAATAGCATTGACTTGTGAATACGCACAAATAAACAATTACAAGGTAAATGAAATGTATAATTTGGCAGATACCGCTAACATGGTTTTAATGAGTGAAATACATAACAATGGCAAGCGTGGCGATTATGACACAGCTATAAAATACGCTATTATCCGAGAAACGTTAGAAACTTGGGTATAGAAACTAAAGGCTCTTAATTGAGCCTTCTTTAAAGAGGTTTAAATGTGGGTTGATACAGAAAAACAAAAACCAAATGAGAAAAAAAGATACCCGATTGTTATATGGCAAAAAGACGAAAGCAAATACAAAATAGGGTTTAGTTATTTTTACCCAAAAAAAAACAAATTTCATTTTGATATACATCACATAAATTGGAAAGTAATTAAATGGTTTAATTTACCAGATTGGAAAGATACTTGAAGAAATCTAAAATGGGCGGTTCTCGTTACGATGCAGACGGGAAATTAATATCAGTTAAAAAGAAAAAGTTTATCGAGCCGATTTCACGTTCATTAAAGTTTGAAAAATCTGAATTTGAGATTATTACTAAGAAGTTGAATTTAAAATTAAACACTTATGTAAACGAGTTAATTAAAGAAGACTTAAAAAAACGGGGCGAACTCGATTAATACATAGCCTCGTTTTAATAGGCTAAAACGAACTGTGGCAAATAATGCAACAGTTGAACACTAAACTAAATTACATAACAAGAGCAACCAAAAGTTACAAACTGTTTTAGTCCTTTTGAAAATTTTGTTATGTGACGAATTAAATATTAATTAAAGGGTTTTAATATGGAATGGTTACTAGTAATAAGCGTTGTTTTTAATGTTGTTTTAGCTTTGTTTGCTGGGGTAATTGCGGTTTACAAGATAGGCGCTGACAATGAAGCGTTCCACGCTAGAGAAGAGTGGCGCAGATGGGAAGAAAGATTTTATGAAGCGCAAGGAAAATTATTGCAAGATTACAATCTTTTCGTTGCACCAACAATGGGAGAGTTCGGAAAGATGATTATTAAAAAACACAAAGACACATAATAGATTAGCTTAAGCGGTTCGAGTATAATCTGTTTGAAGTGATTATTATAAAATTTTAAGGATATGTTAAAAGTGAATACTAAAATAGAAGCCTTGATACCAAAACTACGTATACAAACACCGAATTGTAACACAATACAAGCGTTAGATACATATACATCTTATGTTGTCGGTGAAAATAATGTAACAGAAATATTACATTATTACGCAACAGAAGAAGAAGCTGAGGTTTGGTATATAATGTCAGATAAAAAAGTCGTAGAAAAAATCTACAGTATTGACAGAGTTATATTAGAATAAATTTTTATAATGGACGTATTTAAGAATCTATAAGCATTTATATGACTTACTTAAAATGCAAAAACTAAACTTGCTTATTGTTTTTTTGGAATTGTTATTAGGTGGCTACGGCACAAATGGAAAGAGAGTTAAATGGTTGACGTACATATTGAATTAGGAATTATTGAAGGACAAAAAAAGAGAGTTTTAGAGCGTTACATTGATAAAAGGGAATTTAGGCAAAGGAAAAGCTACGACGAATATTATATTGATTTGTTGAGAACTAAATTAGACTTAGATTTAAACGACCTGTTTATTTTAGCGGAAGAATTTAGAGTTGCAGTAAATAATAATAGCGTAACCCTAAGACACCTTTACTAAATAGTCATTTAATTAGTATTTAAACCTAAAAAGTAGGGATAAAAACGATTATAACATCTGATTTTTAGTATCTTTTTTACTATTAAGTATAATATATATGTATTATTTGCATTTATTCATTAATTACATACATTTATTAATCAATTTACTACGGTTATTATGCCTGCTGGTAGACCACTCAAATACAAAACAGCCAAAGATCTACAATCTAAGATAGATAAATACAAAAAACATAGAGACGGTAAAAACCTACCTTATACAAAACAATCTTTAATTCTTTATTTGGGTTTTTGTGACTTGCACGCATTAGAAGATAGTTATACGAATAAAGATGAATTTTCCCCAACAATAAAAAAGATCTATACAGAAATTGAATCTAGCAAGATCGATTCAATGTATGGCGACAACCCAAATACAACATTTACAATTTTTGATTTGAAATGCAATTCAGGCTGGAATGATAGAAAAGCAGAACAAAATGATAACGATATTGATGTAGTCGATTTCGATTTTGTCGAGGTGAAATGAATCTTAAAGCAAAGTTGAAAGTTACATCATACCAAAAGAAATTTTTATCAACAGATTACTATATAGATAAAGATGGAATATTAAGAGATCGGACAAAAGCAAATAAGGCTTTAATAGGTGGATTTGGTACGGGTAAAACTTATTCCCTATGTATTAAAATCATTCAAAGAATACAATTTAGAACTAAGCAGAAAAAAAGGCATATCGGAATATGTACTGCTCCTGTTAATTCCCATTTTGTAGATGTATTAATACCACAACTCGATACTGTTTTAGATCGTTATAGATTCAAATATAAGTTTAATCAAGTAGATAAAATTTACTATATAAATCACGGCGGTTTTAATCATAAAATACATTTAAAATCTAGTGAGCAAGCCAAAGCAGGTAGACTGGTTGGTATTAACGCAACAGATGGCTATCATGACGAGTTTGATGTAAATAAAAACGAGACACAAAAAAAACTATGGGAATCCGTAGAAGCTAGGCTAAGAGATTGTATAGATCCTACTCAATCAATTGCAACTACTCCCGAAAAAGTAGGATATTGTGAATGGTTATGCAATTCTAGTAAAGACGTAAATTGGAATGGTGACAAGGTAAATAATACTGAATCCATAGTAGAATACATAAGGGCTGAAACTAAAGATAATGCATTTTTGGCGGATGCAAGCGGGTATGTTGAAAGACTAAGATCATTATATACACCGAAGCAAGTAGAAGCGTATTTAAAAGGTTACTTTGTTAATCTTATCGGAAATCGAGTTTGGGAATACTTCAATGAAGAAACTCACGTAAAAGAGATTAGTAAAAGTTATGGTACAATCGTGTCTTTTTGGGACTTCGGCTGGAACGATTTCACTTATTGCGGTTTTGCTTCCATATCTGCAAATAATGGACAACTTTCTAAAGTTAAAATATTAGATGAGTTTAGAGTTAATAAAATGACTACTGAAATGATACACGAAAAGTATAAAGAATTATGTGTGAAATGGGGCAAGCCTATTGCAGATTATTGTGACCCTGCGGGAAATCAACATCATTTAGGCTCTAAAATGGGTTTGAGTGTTATTGAACAATTTAAAGCTATGGGTCTAAATATGAAATTCCAATCTTCTAATATTATTGAAGGAATTGTAATAGGTAATAATTTACTACATAAACAATTGATTGAAATAAATACTATATGTAAACACTTTATAAAGATGATGATTAATTCATCTTATGAAGAATTAAAAAACGGTACTAAATCAGAGAAACCAGTTCACGGGGAATATGAATCTGCCGAGGCTGGATTTAGATACTTAATGATAAACGAATTTAGATCATTTTATAGAACAATGCTAAGGGGTTAATAATGTCTTTTGATGCTAAAAGATTTTTAAACAGTTTAACAACATCGATTTCAACGGATAGAAAGAATCAAAAATTAGTATACAGAAAAGCATTAGATTTTTATAGATGTAATTCAAAAGCTCATTTAGATTCTATTTTAGAGCCTCAATTTGTAGATTATGACAGAGTTAAAGATTCTACAATATTTAGAGAAATGGGAATGACTAAGGGAATCGTGGAAAATATTAGTTTAGTTTATTCTCAAAAACCTAGTCGAAATTTTAAAATAGGGGAATCTGATTTAAGCGATAAGTTACAAAGTTATATCGACAACATATATTCATCGGTTGGGAACTCATTCTTTCAAATTCATGAAAAATTAGTGAATACTTTGTCGCATTGTTCTGTTTTGGTCACTTGGGATGAAACAAAATTAAAATTTATGTTAATGACTCCCGATAAATATGATATAATTCAGGACGAAATGGATTATACTAAAGCTAACGCATACTATTTTCAGATAGATTCAGTTGATGATATGACGAATAAACAAAATGTAACAAAATTCGTTTATGTAGATGATACAACTTTTTCTAAAGTAATTACTGGAACTACTTGGAATAAAGATTCTATAGTAACCGAGACAGCATTAGCAAATACTAAATTAGAACCTTTTGATGGTGCAAAGTCTACTGATAATATTTATGGCACTATTCCAGTAATAACTACACGATCTCAACCCGCCGTAATGGACTTCTTTGTAGATCAAAATGCTAGATTGTTTGAAACGAGCGAATCGGTTCTAATTACTAAAAATACATCGGCTAATAAAACTGCATTCTTACAAGGGTATTCTCAATTAGTTCATACGAAAAATACAGGTTCAGCAATGAATGATTCTATTTCGGATTTGTTTCAAGTGGGCGTTGATATTAAAGTAAATTTAGAGAATGGAATCACAGGCGGTCAACTTCCTGAAAAATTAGAATACTTATCACCTAACACCGATCTGAATCAATTAAACCAAGATGTAAAAGACACCTATTTACAAACTGCTACGATATTCGGACTAGGTGAATCCGATGGGAACGTTAAAGCCAATGCAAGCGGTTTAAGTTTGGTTGTTTCAGATAATAAAAAAAATAAATTAATAAACGCATCTCGACCAACTTACATACAATTTGAGTCAGATCTATTTGATATGATTAGAATCGTGAATAATAAACATTCAGCGATTCAAATACCTAATAATGTAGTTCTTAATGTAGATTTTCAAGAAATAGAAACTACAATCGGATTACAAGATAAAATTGATTGGTATCAATTCGAGCTAGATAATTCCATGAAATCAAAATGGGAAATATTAATAGAAGATAATCCCGAATTAACCGAAGAACTTGCGAAAGAACAAGTAATAAGAGCCGAAGAAGAAAACAAACAAAAAGAAAAAGATTTGTTTAATATGGAATCAGAAGAAAATAAAGAGGAATCAGAATGAAAACAGTATCTTTAAGTTTGAGAAAATGTTCAATAAACGGCGATTTATGCACGGTTTCAGTTAGAAATCACAAAGACAATACAGTAAAACAAATTAATTTTAAAGATGAAAAAGAAGCATTTGAGCAATATTTAAAACTATCTAATGAACACATCGACAAAAAAGAAGCACAAGAAGTTATTGAAGAAATTAAGATTGAAGATTTAAAAGAAGATGTATCAGAAAAAGCAATTCAAGAAATACATAATATTTTGGATATTTCAGATAGTATAAATGATTTAATTATTGAATACGTGAGAGAAAACCCTAATAATAAGTCTGCAAGACATTTAAATAAAAAATTCGGTTTAAAATTAAAACAAGTTTATTACAATGAATTATTAAAAGGGTTATAATTGCCTACATTTGAAGATATAGAATTGCAGATAAATACTAATATCGATAAGCGAATCAGAAAGTTTGCCAAGTTGGTTCAAGATGAATTAAACATTGATCTAAAAAATGTTAATGTTGAGCAGTTGCGAGTTTTAAAAAGGTCACTAACTAGATTGATTAAAAAATCAGGACTAAATAGTTTAAATACTGTGATAACTTCTTTCTTCGATAGTGTAGAAGATGAATCTGCTAGATTATTATTTAATTCCACTAAGATTGATTTAAATAAATTAAATGAAGCAATAATAAATCGTGCTGAAATACTATCTCAAATCGGTTTAGATAAAGACTTAGACAACATACAAGACAATCTAAAAAAGAGAATGAGAAAAAAACTCAAAGTGTCAACACTTAAAAAAATGAATCAAGACGAAATGAAAACATTTGTAAATAGTTTAATGAAAGCAACCATTGCACAAACTGAAACGGTAACTACTACGGCTGTAATGGGATATGATAGAGCGGTTACAACTTTCAAAGCTAACTCGGTAGGTTTAAATAAATTTAAATATGCTGGTCAAAAGGATTCTATTAATAGGGCTTTCTGTAAAACAAAAGTAGGTGAAATGTTTTCAGATGAAGAATCAAAAAGATGGCGTAACGGGCAAAAATCACCAGCTAATATATATCTTGGCGGGTATAATTGCAGACATAGAAAGGTGTATCAAGTTGATTAGTCTATTCAAAAAACCAATATTATTAAACGATAGTTTAAAAACTCAACTATCTAATAACATACAAATCGGATTAGTAACTTATGAGCCGAAAGTAGCTCAAAACAAATATTTCTTATTCATAGAGTTTAATTATAAAAACTATCCTAATGTAATGCAGAAAAGAACCCTAGAATACATTGCAGAAAAACAGGCTTTAAGCGATAAAAAAAAACTATTTGAATTTTAAACAAATATACCTATAATTAAGGAGTGCATAGAATGTACGAATTTGAAAAGACAGTTGAAGCGATCACTACAAAATTGGGTGACAATTCAACATTAGTTTCAGCGGAACTAAAAGAAATATTATCAGAAGTGAATTCTGTAACAAGTAGATTAAAAGAGGTTAATTCAGAATCGGCTAACCGTCGAGTTGAAATTAAAACCTTGAAAGATGACCACGCTAAACAGATTGAATCATTTAGCGATTATGAGTCTTTAAAAGATCAACTTGGAAAACTCCAAACAAATTTAAACGAATCTCAAGGCGAATTAAAGACCGTTTACGATGGAAAGAAATCCAAACTAAAAGAGCTTTATTCCCAATTTGATTTTGAAGATGATAAACTTAAAAGCATTTCAGCACGTTTTAAAGGTGTTGAAGCAATTGAAAGTTTAACAAATAGCGAAGTTAATTCGGAGCTAGGAAACTTTGAACTTCTTTCTGTTAATAAAATAGAAACAAGCGGAAAAGTTCCAAATCCGAGTAGAGAACAAAATAAAAAGACTGTACACAAGTACAGTTATATGAATAAAGAAAAATAACTAAGGGGTTTGATATGGCTCAAACAATATTACAGCATACAATCGCAAGTAATTCAGAAGAAGCGATTCAGATGGCTAAGGATTCAATTATAATGAAACCTTTGCTTCAAATGTTGCCTTTTGAAGCTACCAACGGAATGAGTTTCACAAGTGCAACGGGTACAGTTCCATCTATTTCAGTATCAGGAATTAATCAAGGTTATTCATCTAGTGAAGGAGTATTAGAACCGCAGGATTTTAAAGTCGCTCA